ACGTCGCGCGGTATTTCGACGGTAAGGTTATATAAGTTTTTATCACGCCGACGGGCGCGTTTCTTGACCGCTCCCGCGGTGGTGGATTGTCCGCCGCCCGTTGTGGCGGCTTTTTCGACGTCGGAGTCGGAACGGGGCGCAAGTTCTATTTCGCGCGGGTCGTAAATATCGAGCGGGGCGCACGAAAGCGATTTGCAAATACTTTCAAGCGTGCGCGGCGACGGTAAACAAACGTCGTTTACAAACTTACTTAACAACGGGTTATCGACGCGCGGGTCAACCTTTCTTACGTCCGCTAAAACGTCCTTTTGCATTACGCCGCGTTGTAACATTATTTTTTTATATCTTGACATTTTTGTACCTCCGATAAAAAGGGGAAGGGCGGCAATCCCCGACGCGTAAGGAGTAACCGCGTTTTTATGTTGTGAAAACGCCGCCCCCGGATAGGCTTATTTTTCCTTATTGTTTGCGAGTTGTTCGGCGTGGTAGTCGCGTAACGAATAAAAGACGTCGCACTCGCAACACATACCCGCCGCCTTCCATTGCGGACAAAGGCAAGCAACATTGCATAATGCCTTTTCGGTCAATTCTTCCGCGCGGTCGAATAACTCGGCGTTTTCGTCGTTATCGCCGATACCGAAAGTACGGAGCGGGTTTAATGAGTTTGCGTCGAAATAAACGTCGGCGTATATCTTTCGCGTATCGCCGCCGAAACGCTTTATGTTTGCGGGTACGTTTTCGTTTATGTAATCAAACGTTATTCCGCGGGCTTTACACCAAGCGATCGCGTCGTCAAGGAATTTGCCTTGTCGGCAAGTGTGCAACGTGATAATATGACCCGCCGCCTTCGCGCGCGTAACATATAATAATGAATAGGGGATCGGCTCGCCGATTTCGGGGTATGCGTTCGTACACAACGTGCCGTCAAAATCGACGGCAATTATTTTCGGCGTTTTGTCTTTCATTCTTAAACCTCCAACTTTGCGCCGTCGGAATAGGTAAAGCAAATTGTAAGTACACTTTTCGAGTTGCTCGATATACTTACTTTGATACGTCCGACATTGATATTTGCCTTCAGTATTTGACCGTCGATAATTGCAATACCGACGTTTAACAATAAGTCGTGCAACTCGCCCGTGAGTTCAACTCCGCGCGACGCGCTATATTCCGAAAAATCGTCGAGTCTTTGACGAAGTTTTATGATATTGTCGGCGCGCTCCTTTTCTTTGCGTAATTTTTCTTGATATTCCCGTGCCTCGAAACAATCGCAACGTATCGTTGCCGCCTCGTTTGCCTCGTCTTGACTTAAATACGGCGCGTCGGGCAATGTTTGTTTGCCGCAAAAACGACAAGTCGGGTAAAACGTGTCGTCTTTTTCTTCGATATAACCGTTAAGGTGCTTTGTGTTTTCCATTTTTAACCTCCGTTTTGTCCGCATTTGCGGCATTTTTTAATATTTGTTTTCTTGTGCAATCGCCCTTGCATTTGCAAGCGGGGAGCGTGCAATTTTGGCAAGCGACGATATATTTACTTTCTTTGTTCGTTTTCGTCATAACTGCCGCCCGTTAATTCTTTGGGTCGTTTGTTTTATTCCATATCGGCGCAAACGACGTACCGTGTTCGGCGTTGTATTTGTTGAGTCTTGCGAGTTCGCTTTCGTTTAGGATTTCCGCCGCCCGACAAGCAAGTTTATAATCGTCAAAAATAAAACGCTCACAATTACGGGCAAAATATCCGTCTTGCGAATATATTTGCAAAAACTCTTCGTCGGGGAGTTTGTTTAGATTGTTTTTTATGTCGTTCGACGTAAAATCGCGAGTAAAATTGTTGCCGTCGCCGTTGTATCCGTGTCCGCGTTTGCGAAATACTCGAAAATGTAAATCACGATAGTTTTGTATCGTCCAATAATCCGTAGATACTTCTTGTTTGATAACGTACACTTTAACCGTTGCAACGGTAAAATGTTGCACGCTGACGACCGTTTCGCGGGGGCGATAGCCGCCGCAGACGGGGCAATCAAAAGTTATCCCGTTTACCGTTAGTTTTTTCTCGTCATTGCATACGCGGCAAGGCGACGAGAAGTTGTTTCTTTCGCGCGTGTCTATAACGTAGAAAATATCGCCGATAGATATTGATCGCGGGGCGTCGTAAAACATTTTTTGTTTCCATATTGCTTTTGCTCCTTTACATAAAATCAAATATTGACATTTGCGACCGTACGGCGTCGAGCCATTTCGTACCCGCCGCGTATTCGACGGGATCAATTTCAAAGCCGATATAATCGCGTTTTAGGCGATAGGCGGCAACTGCCGTTGAGCAACTACCCGCGAACGGGTCGAGTATCAAATCGCCTTCTTTGGTGTGTTGATTGATAATTTGCGACAAAAGATTTGTCGGTTTTTGGTTTTGGTGTATTTGTTCTTTTCCCGCCACCTTTGGAAAGTGCCATATATCCTCCAACCGCGGCATATCGGGTTGAAACGTGGCGCGTCCTTTGTTTGCATAAATGATAAACTCGTAACGTTTGCCGTATTGCGCGCCAAGATCGCCCGCGGTGTGATTTCCTTTATCCCATACAATAAGGTTTTTGACGGTAAAGCACTTTTCGACTTCTTGTTTGAAAAAATCGACTTTATCACTCCCGCAAAACATATAAAGCGGGGTATTGTCTTTCATTACGTCGTACAATAGCGATACAAGGTCGATTATGAGTTGCGGGTTGTCGTCGTTTTGTATAGCCTTGCAAAACTTATGATCTTTGTCTTGTCGTCGGTGGGTTTGGTAGTTGATAAGGTAGGGCGGGTCGGTAATCACGCAATCAACGCGTACCCCCCCGCAACATATCGCGGATACCGTCGAGGCAATCAACGTTGTATATATGGTTTCGTTCGATTGTCATTTATGACCTCGCATTACGACAACCATTGACGGGAACGGCGCGGCGTTTTTGCTTTCGTTGAAGTGCAATCGATCGCGAATAAACCGTACTTCGTGTTTTTGGTATATGTAGTCGTGAAAATATGACGTATCCGTTCGGGCGGGTATTAGCATAACAACAAGTATTGCTCCTCCCGAAAGGGTTTCTCGGTAAGCCTTTTCGACCCACTTTGAAATATCGCGACCATAAGGCGGATTGCAAAACACCGTTTCGCCGCGCCAACTTTGCGCGAGTCCGTCTACTTCCTTTGTAAAGTAGCGGGCGCATTTCGCATTTTGCGGCGTCGCGCACGGATCGAGCGTAAAATCAAACTCTTTGTTGAGTTCGTCGAAAAAGGCTTGCGGGGTTGCCCATTCGTTTGTATTGCTTGAAAACATAGCGTCGTTAATCATTGTCGCGCCTCCTATGTTCTTTTGCGAACGGGCAAGTTGCAAAGTGCGATATGTAGCCTTTGCCGCTTATTACGGGTTGCAAGCCCGACGAGGTTATCGGTTTTTTGATTATGGTTGCACGACGTACGCGTCCGTCGTCGGTAACTATTAAAGACGAGCCTTTGTAATTCTCTTGATAGTCTACCGCGGGAACGTCGCAAGGCATTGACCGCCCGTTTTGAGTCTTTATCCATACAATCGGCGCGCCGCAACTTTTACACGTTGTAACTTTCATTCGTTCCCTCCGCGGGTTTGACATTTAACCCGTTTTCCGCCGCCTCTTTGCGGCAAGCGTCGTATTTATCGACGTGTCCGCAAGGGTTGTCCCAACCGTCGCAAGGCAACACGCGCGATCCGTCATACGATCGTACGTTTTTTATTTGTCCGCGAGGTTGTCCGCAAATAGGGCAAATCCACCACAATTTAACGTACATACCGTAAACGCCGCCGTGTTGTTCGCGGGCGGGTATATAGACTGTTTTTATATCGTCCGCCGCCCGTACTTTTACCGCTTGCGCAAGCCGTATCGGGAGTACGACGTCGGCGTTGCATTTGTCACAACATTCGCCACCGTCCATTACGGGCGCGGGGTTGTTTCCGTAACCCTCAAAAGGTTTTTTACAAATACAACAAATCTTTTTATCTTTCATTTGTCCGCCGCCTCCTTAATCTTTCGTTTGTGTATCGCGGTCGGGGCGGGTGTCGCTTTTGCGTTCCCATAGAAAAGACTTTTTGCCCGCTTTTGCGCGCTTGTAATCAATCGCAAACCACAAGGCAACCGCCACCGTTAAAACAACAATAAGTAAAAACAAAACAACGTTAAGTATCATTTTTCGCCTCCGATTTGAAATAGTTTTTAATTTCTTCGAGTTTTTTACGGTTAAACGCGGTAAAACTTTTCCGCGCCCGTTGCATTTGTGGCAAATTCCGTCGTCAACCCTTGTATAAGCAACCGCGATTGAATAATTGCCGCAACCACCGCACCGCGGACAAACAACCGCAAAACGGCGTAATACTTTGCGAAACGCTATTGCGTAAAGTTCTTGCGGGTCTTTAAGCGTCATTTTGTCTTTGCTTTCAATATCGGGGAACGCCGACAAAATGAGTTTTCGATCTTGCTCTTGCAAGTTGTTAAACTTAATCGCCCAAAATTCGCGCATTGCGTCGTCGCCGATAAATGTATTTTCGATTTCTTTTTCTTGTGCTTGCGTTTCGGTTATACCGCTATAACCGTAAAATTGTCCGCCGCCGACATAATATCCCTCGTAATAATAGGGCGAGGGGCAATAATAAAAACGCGGGTCTTTTTTGTAGATAACAAGTTTTGTTATAATGCTTTTCATATCCGCCGCCCCTCAAAGTCCTTTGATTACGTCGCGCACAAGCGCGAGTAATGAGTCCGCCGTAACGTCTTTAACTACCGTATAGCCGCTTTCATAAAATAGCGTTACGATTTCGTTATGTTCGCCGTCGGTGCGATATATGACATTGATAATATCAAGCCCCATTGCGACGATAAGCGGTTTAAGGTGTTTTTCGACAAAACGCTCCTTGCGTTGTTTTTCCGTTTCCTCGGTGTGTTCTTCCGCGCTTGCGGGGGTTGCCGTTTCCCCGTAAAGAATTATCATTGCGTTTTCGTAACGTGTTAAAGGGAGTCCGAGTTTTTGCTTTGCCTTTATTTTGTTTAATGTTTCCGTGGTTTGGTTGTTCATTTTGTGCCTCCTTTGACTATTCGCTTACTTTGTCGGTGTACTCTTTAATCGCACGGCGTAAGACGTCCGACATTGATAAATCTTCCGCATTTGCGATACACAATAGTTTGTCGCGCATTTCTTCGGTAACGAATACCGTTAAACCGACGCGCTTTTGTAATACTTTCGCGTTGTTCGTGCTTTCCGTCATTGTGGATACCTCCTTAAAAAATAAAAATAGGCTTGTCGCATTGACAAACCTATAAATTACGGGGTTTTTGCTTTTATCGGGCAATAGGCTTATCAACTTTTAACAAACCTATTGTAAATCTTCAGACATTTACGCAAACTATCGTTGACATTTTGCCTTTTTTTGTGTACAATTGTTGCCGTCTATAGAAATAAATATCGGCTTTTTATGTTAGATAAATTCTGCATATGGTATAGGTAAAAATTATGGACCAAACTG